TCTCTTAGGTACTAACTACACTGGTGCACAAGGAACAACAGCTACAACGCTGCCATCCTCGCAAACAGTTGGCGTAACCTACGGTTCAGGATCTGCTAACTCAGGTCTACAACTTGCTAAGTTAACACAGGCTTCATACATTCTTGACTCAAATGACGTCAAAGAAGAAGGCCGTGTATTCGTATACGCAGCAAAAGAATTAAACAACTTAATCACAAACGTAGATCAAGTTAACTCAGTTCTTTATAATGACGTACGCGCTCTCCGCGATGGAACAATCCGTGACTTCATGGGCTTCCATTTCGTTCGTACCCAGTTGGTTCCTTTCCAATCTGGTTCATCCACAATCCGTACCTGCGTTGCTTACCAAAAAGATTTCCTCTTAATGGGTATCGGCGAAGATGTACGCACACACATCGACATTCTACCAATGCAAAGTCATGCAATCCAAGTTCGCACTGCGCTCTTAATGGATGCGACTCGTATGGAAGAAAAGGGTGTAGTCCAAGTAAATTGCGACGAATCCGTTTAACCCTTAACATAGGAGATAACTAACATGGCTATCTGGTACACAGACGTAGCAACAAATCAGCAACAAGGCGTAAACTTCCCAGGCCAATCAGGTCTTGGAATGTTAACTCCTCAACCTGGCACACAAAACAATCCAACGCTTGAAGGTCTAAGCAAAATCACAGCTGTCTACACAATGACAGGTAATGAAGCTGCTGGCGACATCATCAACATTGCATTGTTAAACTCGGGTCAATCTCTTGACCCTAACGGTCATATTTCAACAGGTGCAACAGCTCCTGGTGCGACATTTACCGTAGCAATAGGCGATAACGATCAAGGTTTAGTAACAACTTTACCTATCGTAAATCCAATGGTCCTTCCAAATACGAACGTCGTAATCCAAGCTCCAACTTGGGTATCAGGCACTTCGTATGCAGTAGGTGCAGTAGTATTAGATGCAACAGCTACTCCAGCTTATGCAACATATACATGTATCTCTGCCGTAAGTGGTTCGACTGCTCCTCACTCAGATTCAACACACTGGCAAGCAAATAGCTCACGCTATTCAACTGCTGTAAGCATTGCATCAGCTAGCGCTAATGTATCTTCAAACGGTGGTAATCTGAACGGTCAGACAAACTACTACGTATCAGAAGATTGCTGGCTACAGGCTTTAGTATCTACTCTGGTCACTCCAGCAGCAGGTGCTACAATCGCCTTCCGCTTCGATACAATCGCCAATAACTAATTGGGTTAGTGGTTTGACGTAATTAAAACCTGCCCCATAGTTGCGTTGTGGCGACGTAGCTATGGGGTTTTTCTCTTTCCATGTTTACAACTTTATCACCGACAGACATTGCAAACTCTGCCCTAAACAAAATAGGAGCACAGTCTATACAATCATTAACTGATTTAACTAATCCTTCGGCTATTGTTTGTAACAGTAATTTTCAACTTGCGTTTGAGACTGTGGCTCGCGCTACACGTTGGAATTGTTTAACAACTACTGCGATACTTTCAGAAGTACCACAAACACCTTTGCCTTCGCAACCTGGAACACCTCCATCTATTCCATGGGCTCCTTATACGTCATATTCGGCAAATGTATACCTATCTTATGGTAACGCTATTTATACCACTGAGTACGCATACACATCCACGGGCAATTTTACTAATGACCTCACTACGGGTGCTCTTGTACAAGCGGATTATCCAGACTACAACGCGTTCGGAGGCTACCCAAGTTCAGCCAGTTATCCTTCTGGTTGGCCTTACGCTTTCGCTCTTCCTAGTGACTTCATATTACTTGATTCAGTAAATGCCAACACTTCCGAAGAATATGGATATGGCAATTCAGGCGCAGATGAATATGAAATCATGGGTCAGCTTATTTATACAAATACTCAACAGACTTCTATTAAGTATGTATCTAACAATCAGGATACAACTAGATGGGATCCTTTATTTGTAGACTGTGTTACTTACAAGCTAGCATCAATGATTGCTACAGCCTTAAGGCAAGATGGTGGACAAACAGAAGCTGCAATGCTTGCTGTTTACAAACAAGTATTGGGACAAGCAATTACTAAGAACGCTGGCGAAAAGATGCCAAATCGTTTCCAACCAATTAATTCTTCACGCTTCGTAGCATCACGCTGGTACTTCATCAATGGCTAAAACAATCGACAGCCAAGTTACTTTTGCTGGTGGTGAGTTTAGTCCAAAGCTAGACGCACGCATAGACCAAGAAAAATATAGATCAGCATCTAGACAGATGGTGAACATGATCCCTTATAAACAGGGACCAATAACACGCAGACCTGGAACTCAATTTATAGCTTCAGCCAAATGTGGTTCGTATGCAAATACTGTAGGTGGCGTAACAACAGTTACTAATTACTCCACAAGGCTTGAAAAGTTTATCTATAGTCCTAATACAACTTTCATTTTAGAATTTGGTCACGAGTATATACGTTTTTATAGCAATGGTCAGCAAGTAAACGTAAGCTCTGCTCCAGTATGGGCAGATCCTGCCAGTACAATAATCACCGCAGGTAATTTTAATGTAGGTGTAGTTTACGTAATTGAATCAATAGGTACTACAGATTTTACATTGTGTGGTGCTGCTAGTAACACAGTTGGTATTGCCTTTACTGCAACTAATGCAGGTACAGGAACTGGTACAGCAGGACAATCTACTGCGTATGCAGCAGGTTCTTATATTACATCACCAACTAATAGTTTAATTTATTATGTTACTATTGCTGGTTATGCTCCTGTAGATCCTGTTTACCAGCCAAGTCGTTTTATTCAGCAGACTATTTTAGAAGTTCCTTCACCATATCAGGCATCATACACGACTAATAACATTGGTTTAACTGCCTCTCCATATTCAACAGATATTTGGAAATTAGCTTTCTGTCAGGTTAATGACGTAATGTATATTACGCATCCTGATTACCCAGTTTATAGCCTTACACGTTACTCAGATACTAATTGGGTAATGAAAGAAGTGCAGTTTTTAACGCCTGCATTGTTAGATCAGAACGCAAATCAGACTACTTTAACAGCAAGTTCAACCAGTGGTGCTATTACTTTAACGGCTAATGCACCAGCTTGGACTTCATATAATTTTTATGAGGTAGGCAATACCGTTTCTAATGGCGGTAATATCTATCAATGTTTAATACAAAACAATTCATCGCCAAGTTTTCCTGCTGATTTAGCTGCTGGTCTTTGGGAATTAGTAACTATATTTCAAGCACCTAGTGGAAGTAGCCAAGGCCATGTAGGTTCTTATTGGCAGATAGCAACTCTTAGAAGTTCATCATCTGTTGAAATAGATGCATCTACACCATCGTCACCATTTCCTGTAGGCTATTCTCAGCAAATAGAAATATATGGTGCTTGGGAAGCACACACGTATGGCGTATGGAACGCACAATTTAATATCGAACGTTCCTTAGATGGCGGTCAAACATGGGATGCAGTACGTAGTGTTTCTGGTGCATCTGATCGTAACGTAGATATTACAGGTACGGCACAAGAACCTGCTTTATTTAGAATTAATGTTTTAAGTTCTAGTGCACCTACAACAGCAGGTGCTACAAACCCACGTATCGTATTAGAAGCTGAAGATGGGTTCTTATATGGTTTAGTTCAAATTACAGGAGTTACAGGACCATATACGGCTACAGCTAATGTAATTCAGCAGCTTTATGATAACGCACCACTAGCTGCATTATGGGTATCTGGTACTGCTTACACTACTGGTACTGTAGTCAATTATGGCTCTCAAAACTTCGTCTGTATTTCCAACGTTACGAGCAGCACGGTCCCTCCAGCCGACAGCACTCATTGGTCCCCAGAAGGTCCAACTACAGAATACTGGAGCGAAGGTGCTTGGTCGGACTATCGTGGATACCCACAGGCAGTTGCCTCATATCAGCAACGCATTATATATGCCTCGTCCTCCTACCAACCGCAACGTATATGGGGCACCGTCACCAACGACATTGAAAATTTCGCTTTAGGTGATCAAACACAGGCTACAGATTCTTTTGCATTTGATCTCAATGCACCAGGTCGTGGTCCTATTGTTTGGCTTGTAGCACAGAATAATTTGTTTGCAGGATTCTCTGGTGCTGAATGGGTAGTCAATGGTGGTGCAGGAGCTACAGGTTCATCTACAGGTGGTGCTATTACACCAACATCAATCTCAGCTACAGAACATTCTACATGGGGTTCTATCTTTGGTGTTAATCCATTAGTTGTAGGTGATGGCGTTTTATTCCTACAACGTCAGGCTAATCAAATAAGGCAGATGTTATTCTCGGTTTATACTGAGAAATACATGAGCCAAAGCCTAACTACTTATTCTAGTCATTTATTTAATACAGGAATAGTACAGCTAGATTATCAACCAATGTGGCATGGTCAAAGCGAGTTATGGGCTGTTACACAGCAAGGTCAGCTATGCGGTATGACCTATGAAATGGAGCAAAATGTATTTGGCTGGCATAGGCATACTACAGGTACTAATAGCAATACTCCTGATTTTAATACACCTGACGTTGGTTTTCAATCAGTTGCTGTTGTTTACGGTAAAGGATATGCAGACGATGAAGTCTGGGTAGTAGCTAATCGTTATACTACACCAGCACCTTGGAATAATGGCACACGTTATTATTCTAACCGTGATGTTTATGCCTTTAACAACATGGTAAGCTATAACGGCAATAACTATGTTTGTATAGCTCCTGCACCTAATTACTCGGTACAATCTAATATATCACCAGATCACGATCATACTAATTGGCGAGGCGTAGCTCCATATACTTATGGACAAAATTACATTGAACGAATCAATCCAAACAACTGGGAGCAAACATGGACTACTGCACCAAATAACTCAGTGGCTAATGTTAGTAATGCCTTTTACGTGGACTCAGGAATCACAGTCACAAACAATGTGTCAAACGTGGTTTCTGGCCTTGGGAACCTTGCTGGTCGTTGGGTTGTGGGTTTGGCAGATGGTTACGCTTTTGGACCCATACAGGTGGGTTATACAAGTTCTGATTATGGAACAATAACCATTCCGTACGCTACTAGCCCTAGTATAGTTAATGTTGGATTACCTATTACATATGCTGCACAAGCTATGCGTTATGATGCGGATCAAAGACAAGGTAATACACAAGGTTTAGTTAAACAGATTTCTGATGTATTTATAAGAGTATGGAATAGCCTAGGTGGCAATATAGCTAATAAAGCTTCAGGTCCTTCGCCTTGGATTAGCCTACAACCTTATAGTCAAGGTTCACAGGTTAGTTATAATGGGTTATATTATCAGGTAATTACTACTGGCGTTGCTAGTGCAGTACCACCGCCTTCAGACCCTATCAACTGGCAAATTTATGGAGGATATGTAGCTTTACCAGTGCCTATTCCTTATGGAAGCTTGGCTAATCCTTTTGCTAGCCCACAATCTAATTTTATTAGTACCCCAACCGATATACGTATTACCCCTCAGCTTAACCTGACACCTGATACGGATCCAATTATCATAGTAACGGGTAGTGACGCATTACCGTTGACCGTTATTGCCCTAATTATTAAGTACGATGTGATAGCAACTCCATGACCATCAGAGCTTACAACAACGAATTAGACTATCCCATGCTTAAATCATGGTTGGAAGGACATAACTCTCCAGTTGTGCCTCCTGAAGTTTTTTTACCATCTACGGGCTTAGTGGCCGAAGTAGACAACTTACCTATAGCCATTAGCTTCCTTTACTGCTGTATTGGCGGTATAAGCGTTATTGAGTTCACAACGACCAATCCTATTGCCAAGCTAAATAAAGCCCTTGTAGAGGCCGTAAAAGGGCTGTACGAGGCATTGGAGAAGCTAGCGTGGGATAATGGAAGTCCATGTGTCCTATCATTTGTTAAACCTAATAGTGGGGAAGCCAGAATCATGGCCAAGAAAGGCTATCAGGATTTGCAAGGAGTACCCCATTTAACCTACGGAAAGAGTCGTCCATAATATGCCAGCAGCACCTTTACTACCAGCCATCTTTGCAGGAGCTTCAGCCGTAGCTACGGGCATATCCGCGTATGGGCAATATAAAGCATCCAAGAACGCTGCAGCCGTGGATATGGCATCAGCTCAATACAATGCTAACGTAGATAAGGCTCAAGCCCAGCAATTAGACGCAAATACCATCCAAAACTTAAGGATGGAACGCGCTCAAAACGATCAATATCTTTCCCGTCAAGCAGCCACTTATGCTAATGCTGGTGTACTAGCTACATCAGGATCGGCATTAGATGCACAAATAACTAACGCAGGATTACTAGAACATCGTATCCAACAAGCTTACGTAGATAGCCAACAGAAGCAGCAACAATATTATGCTCAAGCAGCTATTGGATTAGCTGAAGGTAAAGCTCAAGCAGAGGCCGATCTTGCAAGAGGTCGTATGGCCTTAATAGACGGAGGTGCAAAGATAGCAGGTACTCTATTTGCAGCAGGAATGGGTGGAGCTTTCAGTGGGTTAACTGGAGCAGCTAAAACAGGTGCTGATACACTATCTAACGCAGAAGCTTATAGTGCTATGGAAACAGGAGGCGGAGGTTAATTTATGCCATTGGAAATAGTCCCAGGATCTGAAGTACAAACACAAGTAGGTGCAGCTAAAATTAATGCACAAGACTTTAGGGCTGCTGCATTGGCTAAAGGAAGCGTTGTAGCTGGAGCAGGCGAAGACGTAGCTAAATTATTTAATGACGTATCTACTAAATTACAGGATATAAGAAATACTAAGCACGTAGTAGATGCGGATAACGCTATAAACCAATTTAATCAACAGGCTCAAGAAAACGTATTAAAAGAGCCTAAACCAGAAAGCTGGTCACAATCTTACAATACACAGTTCAAAGCATTTCAAGATCAGTACATGGCTGAACATCCAGAATTTGGACCTGAAGTCAGAAATCATGTACAGAATATGTTAGAACGGTCTAAAGTAGCTACTGATATTAATATTCGTACAGCAGCTAATAAAAGACTATTAAGTGATACGGCTGATGCTGTAGAAACAGGAATGAGCAGAGATGTTAACAGTTTACCTAGAGATGCAGCTACCGCGAAATACATGAACGGATTAATGCTGCTAAAAGAAAAAGGTATACTAGATGACACTCAATATAACATAAGAGTCCAACAAGCACCTAAAGTTATAGACATGGGGCAATTTAAACAAGGTGTTACTACAGACCCTATACACACTTGGTTGTCATTACAGGAAAAAGACAGTAAAGGTAACTATACTAATTATACGTCATTAACAGGCGAAGAT